GCAATAGCGTCTTTCATGGTCATTATTTGTTTGGCAAGGTCATCCATTTTTTTGGCGTCTACTTCGCCATTTTGGTAGTATTTGTCGGATGCGTTAATGTGTTTTGTTTTGAGGGCAGAGAGGTCTGATTTTGCGGCGGATACATTGTAGGTTGTCATCTTGTTTTGTTTATTGCGTTACGTCTTATTGACAGAACAAAGATGCGCAAGATTGTTTGACCGCGCAAGTGTCTATCGACGAATGTGCGTTTTTTATCGACGAACGGAAGAAAATAGACGAAAAGACAAAAAAACACCCGGCCTGCTCGTTTGCAGACCGGGTATTTTAATTTCATCCCTCAACTTTCCCGGCGGAGAGCCGGGTACTACGCTTTAGCGTTGGTTGGTTTTTTTTATTCGAGCCAAATACCGTGCCAGACGCCTATATATGTATTGCTTTTTAAGTACCTTGTTTTGGGTATTTTTGAAAATAGGTGAAAATAAATTTGGAAGTGTAAACAAGAAAGTCAATCTTTGTGTCAACAAAAAAGGAAATAAATGGAAAAGATAATTTACCCGCTGAACGATGAACAAACGCACTTCTTAGAAGTGTGTTTTGAATGGTTCACCGAATACGAAACCCGGCAGGATTGGCCGGAAATTAACAGCGTTTCGCTTGATGGCCTTATGGTTATTAAAGTAGACGAAATGCCAAAAGAGTTAAGGCATGCAATTATAAACCGCATTTATGAGCAACGCTAAAGAATACACGCCCGCCGCTGGCGCTTTCACGCTGGCGGCCAAGCGCACCGGATATACAAAGCAGTATGTTAGCCAGTGCTGGAAAGCCGGGAGGCCGCTTCCGATCATTACCGCCGTCATTACGGCATCGGTAGAGATCGTTAACCATAAGCGCGAAGAACGCCGCCAATACGCGGCCATGCTCCGCAAAGCGGCGCAACTTAGTCAAGAAGTTAACGAAGCCGCCGACGCGGCACAATAACCACCACCATGACAAATCCAACACAGATACCAAACCCGCCAAAACGCATCCGCATAACAAAGCAAGTGCGCTCTTCTAAACTTGCCGAGGCGGAGAACATAGAACATCGGAAAGCGGAGCAAGATCGAATCTACGGGCCGGAATACGAAACATTCACAAAGTAAACCAAAAGCAAAATGCAAAAATCTGAATCTATCACCAAGTTAGCCGCCGCCCTGGTGGCGTTTCACGGCGAAGTAGGGAAGGTTGGGAAGGACAGCACAAACCCGCACTTCCGGAACAAGTACGCAAGCCTGTCTAATATCTTGGAAGTTGTCACGCCGGTGCTTACTGTCTGCAAACTTTCGGTTATTCAAATCCCGACAGGCACAAACACCCTCGAAACAATCCTGCTCCATGAATCCGGCGAATGGATCGGCGAAGCGTTCACAATGCCGCCGGTAAAAAATGACCCGCAGGGGGTTGGTAGCGCGATCACTTACGCCCGCCGCTATGCGCTCGGAGCGATACTATCCCTCAACATTGACACGGACGACGACGGCAATGCAGCAAGCCAATCAGCCGCAAAGCAGCCGGTACGCCAACCACGCGAAAATGAGCGCGTATATGATGAGGCGGTTTCGCAAGTAGAGCGGGCCAATACCCTCGAAGAACTGAATAAAATATTCACTTCCTACCCAACCCTGAAAAACGATCAGGATTTTCTTAACGCCTGCGGCCTTCGCAAAAAGCAAATTGCAACCCCGGCAAAACCCACAACAAAATGAGTTACGAAACAACCGGCGTCATACGCGCCATATTCCCGACAGAAAGCCGCTCCGACAAATTTAGCAGCCGTGATTTTGTCCTGGAAATTCCAGACGGCAACTACCCGCAATTAATCAAATTCCAAGCGGTGCAAGAGCGCTGCGGGCTGCTCGATAACCACGCCGAAGGAGAAACCGTGACCGTCCACTTTGACCTGCGGGGCCGCGAATGGAATGGAAAGTACCTGACCAATTTAAACGCCTGGAAGATAGTAGGCCAAGCGGGCGAAAAGCGGGAGACGTTGCCGCCGCCGTATAAAGTGGTTGAACCGATTAACAGCACAACAGACGGGCTACCGTTTTAGCCATGACCGACGCCACTTTCACATATTACGGAAACGTCACCTTAGACGGCACCCTAAAGTTGCCAGGGGCGAAGATTCGGCGGGAAGTGATTGAGTTTTCAGGGAAGGAAATAGAAGTCACTTTCCGCCGCAAACGGAAACACCGCAGCGACCCGCAAAACAGATACTATTGGGGAGTAGTGGTTGAGATGATAAGATCAGGGATGAAAGAAATGGGAGACACGGTAACGCCCGATCAGGTCCACGAATTTTTGAAATGGCGATTTCTAAGGGAGCAAAGAATAGACGAAAGCACCGGCGAAGTATTGTACGAGTACGCCGGAAGTACGGCGAAATTGAAAACGGTTGAATTTGGGGAGTACATAGAAAAGTGCTGCCAATTTGCAGCAGAAATGTTAGGGGTTTCAATTCCCCTTCCGCAGTAGAATCTATCATGGGATTATACGGGAGCAAAAGTGCTACCGAGACAAATTTGGTTTTTGGAATGATGCCGCCAGCCGCAACGGTGGGCGGTAATTATCGGAGGGTGGTTGCGTGGTTGCACAGCCTTTTGGCACGGGTTCGAGTCCCGCCCCTCCGCGAAATGGAATAACAGTTTGGTATCAACCCCGCCCCATCTGCAAAGACGGGCGGTTTTTAACCCCTTCGCAATGAAAAGAAGATCATCAGTAATAGGCAAACGCGGGGCCGGTAAACACCAAGTAGAGCCAAACCGCGAAAGCAGGCCCGCCGGGCAAATAAAACCAGTTATTTCAAAATACAAAAACGGTAAAAAGATGCAAACACATTTTCACGACACAGACGACGACATCGGCCCGGACTTCGCCGGATTAAGGCGAGCAATCAAAGGATGGCTTTGGGCGCTTGCGATTATTGCTGTTTTTGCCGTCGCCATGTGCGCGGCAACCGTCGCCAAAGGGCAAAACGCCCCAAACGTAGAGTTTCGCAGCCTGTTCCAAATCCGGGCCGCGCTGCCCGACACAGTTCTACTCATTCATACCGGGTATAATATCCGCGTGAACGCCGCAGGGGTGGAATGTGTACCGCTCAACGCGGATACGCCACCGGGGCCGCCGATCTCGGTACAAACCTGGATACAGGGCGACAGCGGGGAATGGATCGGCGTAACGCGCTCAGGGGCGACGGTAACGCTCTTTAATTGCTGTGGGGCAAGTATGTACCTGGAAATCGAAACACCCGGCCAGGTAGTTAATTTTTATAACATGGTTCCGGGGGTGCTACACTGGAAGGAACGAAACAAAATGTAAAATGGGAATAGCATTTTTTTGCGCCGTCGTTGTGGCGGCTATTTATCACACTGAAAACAGGAAATCAAAATGAGCAACGTATCCAAAGAAATGCAGGTCGTCAAAATCGACATTGACCGCCTTATCGGCCGCTATTCATCGCTTGAAAAAGCCTTGCAGGAAATAGCCGCCGTACCGGCAGGAATGCCGCCGGCACAACAAAACATAACCATGCGGAATATCGCAAAAAAAGCCTTGGGGATATGACACACGCAAACAGCCGCGAAGCCTACAAGCGCCTTAACCTGACCAAATCGCAGGAAATAGTAGTGCGCGCAATCCGCCGCGAAACAATCGCCGGAAGGCCGGCAACCATTGACAGCATATTCAGGCAGTACGGGTTAATGCCGACATCCACGAGCGCCAGGATAGGCGAACTAAAGGAAATGGCCGAAGCGGGGCAGGCGTTCGAGTTGGACGGCGAAGAGTGGGCGCTCGTCCTGGTGGGCAAGCAATTAACCGCCTCGAATCGTTGGGCCGGCGCCTACAAACTGGAAAAGTTCGCCGTTGTGCGGGCGGCCTGGTTGGAGCGGAATAAAGGGGTGGGGGAACAAGCAAAACTTCAATTTTAAGACGATGCCAATTTCAGAGGTTTTTTGCGAAGACAACATGGCTGGGATGGCGCGGTATCCCGACGGGTATTTCCACTTGGCAATCGTCGATCCGCCGTATGGCGCAGCAGACGCCATTAACCCGGTTAGTTCTAAGAATGTGTATTCGGCTAAAAGGGGGGAATACAAAGAGTTTAAAAACGTGGCTCCCGACCCGGAGTATTTTGCGCAACTCAAAAGAGTTTCGAGGGTGCAAATTATTTGGGGCGGCAACTTTTTCCCGCAAGTTACAGGAGGAGTTATCGTATGGAATAAGAACGGCACAGCGTTCGGGGAGGCGGAGGTGGCAATATGTACCACGCATAAAAGTGTGAAAATATTTGAATACACCTGGAACGGCATGCTTCAGCAAAACATGTCGAACAAAGAGCACCGCATCCACCCCACTCAAAAACCCGTAGCCCTCTACAAATGGCTTCTAACCAACTACGCCAAACCCGGCGACCGCATACTTGACACTCACCTCGGCAGCGGGAGCCACAGGATAGCCGCCTGGGATATGGGTTTTGACTTTTGGGCATGGGAAAACGACCCGGATTATTTCGCCGGGCAACAAAAGCGCTTTGAGGCGCATATTGCAAAGCCGGTTCTTTTTGCGCCGGAGGAAATGTACCAGTTTGAACAAGCAAAATTATTCTAAAAAAAATTTGGAATTCCGGGAAAAAGTAGCCTACTTTGTACCACGCAAATGAGCGCCGCCGGACTGGAAACCCGGCGCACAACAAATAGCCATCGACCTGGCAAAGAGTATGTTTTCTCTTACTGCCCTTTGCAGTTTGAGCGAGAGACGGTGGTCGAACCGTTGCCGGGTATCCAAGCCCCTCGCTCAAATTTCAAAGGGCTTATTATTTTGGCAAACAATGATTGGCATGTTCAAAACAACAGACCCAAACACCGGACAAGGGATAGTTATACGATTTACCCGCATTGATAACCGCGTACGCATTAACAGTATTTGCGATGCCTCCGGAATGGATATTTGGGGCCGGTTTTCAAGTGCAGAAATTCAGGTATTTAAGGCCGATATTGCCCAACTTGCCCGGTAGTTCTTTTAATACCCCCCTCTTTAATTGGCTTATTGTTCACCACACCTGTCCCGAAGGGGGCGGGGCAAATTAAATGATTTATGAAACGCGAATTTACAGGCGTATTTATTCCCGCCCACATTTGGACATCCAAATTATTGCCAGCCGAAAAAATGCTTTTGGGAGAGGTCGCATCTCTTTCAATGAAAACAGGATGGTGCGACGCGAGCCGAGAACACTTCGCCGAATGGCTGCACTGCGATGTTACGAATGTAACGCATTATGTGAAAAAATTGGAGGGATTGGGGTACCTGGAAGTAAGCCGGACGCCGGGTTTTAGAAGCAAAATGAGGGTGAAAACAGATGCTTTTTATGTTGGTGAGGTAGTGAACCCCGTTCACGGGGGTAGTGAACCCCGTTCACGGGTAGTAGTGAACCCCGTTCACGGGGGTAGTGAACCCCGTTCACCCGAAATACAAGATAAATACAATAATAAAAATGAGAGGGGGCGCGCACACGCCAAAAGTGAAAATTGCTCCCCCTTAAATACCGAATCAGACCAAAGGCCATCACCCCAATTCCGCGCGGCCCCTCTTCCAAGTATCGGATGGAACGACCTGCCAAAAGCAGGCACGCCGATGGAACTTGAAAACGAGTTGCGCGAACTATACCGCCAACTTCCAAACGAATGGTCGGCATTAAAAGACGGCACCCCGGCGGCAAATTGGCCCGCCGAAAAAACGAAAGAGGTTGTTTCTAATTTTTGCGATTGGGCAATTGGCGAAGGATGGAACAAACGCACGTTTGGCAAGATAAACGCCCGGCTTCGCCGATGGATTAAGGAGGAGCCGATGATGAAGCGCACCGCCCAGCAACCGGCAGCAACGCCCACCCGCCAAAGCCTACCTAAAAACATACCTACTTATGGAGCCTAAACATATTTCCGACATCGCTAAAGCGGACTACTGGATGTTTGTTTTGGCCGCATACCGCAACGAAACAGAAAACTTCACCCTGGACATTAACCGGCTGACAGACGACGAACTGGTTTTGATGCGCGGCGTATCGCCGCAATTCTTGGACTTCGCCCCGCTAATGTTTCACGCCATACACGCCAAACACCACCCAGAACTACGGCGCATCATTGCCTACCTCAACCAACTAAACAGCCTACAAGCCGCCGCCTGGGCGCGAATCATGCCGAAATGGGAGGCCGAAGTAAAAGCAACGGAAGCCCGAATTAAAGAACTGCAACAACTTATCGAAAATGGGAGCGCCGTTTAAACCATACACACAAAACCCGGTAATCGGACAAACCGAAGTGTTCGACAAATACCAAAGGGCGTTACAATCGCTCGCCTGCCGGGTATTAGGGGAGCCGTATAACTTCCGGGCGATTGATGAGCATTTAACCCCGGCTATGTGCGGCGGCGATTATTTCGGTGAAGTGCTGGCAGAAGCACAAAAGCAATTCCGCGCTACCGGCCACTATTCGCCGCAGAGTATAAGCATGGCAACGGGCCAGGATGTAACAGCCCTGCTTAATTGGGCGCAGGCAGACAGCGAACTGGACACCATGACCGCATGGGCGATGTTTGAACACATATACGGCCAATGGGTAGAGATACAAGCCGCCGACCTGGTACGGGCGCAAATAGGCAACGGCAGCAGCAGCGAAGAAATTAGAATCAATACCGACAAGTTCAGGAAGGAAAAAGGGTTAACCGCAAAAGTTATTATCAATGACGGCAAGGGCGATTTTGAGCGGGAACTGATTAACGCGATTGACTGCAAGCCTACCGTGTACGCGGTTCGCCCGCCGCTGGAATCATTGCGGCAATCAATACCCTACTTTGAGCCGGGAGAGTATGCAGTAGTCGCGGCCCGTACCGGGATGGGGAAAAGTTACTTCGCCCTGAACTGCAACTACCAATGCGCGAAAGATAATGTACCATCCTGTTATATCAACCTGGAAAACACGCCGAAGAACGTACAGCGCCGAATTTGGCAAATGCACACCGGCGTAAAATGGCAACCGCAATACCCCGGCATTACTCAGGTGCAAGTCGGCAAAATGATGGAAGGTTGGGAATGGGTAAAAAAGTGCAACATCGAATCTTACACACCGCAGCGCAACCTAAACGCCGTACTGAATACGATCCGGCGCGATTACTACGAGCGCGGCTGCCAACTGGCAGTGGTGGACTATTTGCAGAAAATCCGGGAGGGCAGTTTCCGAGGCAACCGGGTTGACGAATTAGCCGAAATAAGCGCCGAACTTCGGCAACTTGCCAACGACCTGAAAATTCCGATCATCGTTTTGGCACAGATAAACCGCGAAGCCGAAAAGAGCGCCGACAAACGGCCATCTATGGCAGACATCCGGGGGAGTGGCGATATTGAACAGGACGCCAGCACGGTTTTGTTGCTTTACCGGCCAGGGTATTACCAGATCGAAAACGATGAAAATGCACTGCCTTATCCTGAAAACTACGCCGACATCTACCGGGCTAAAGGCCGGGATAGCGGGCCGGGTTTGGTTAAATGCCGGTTTAACGAGGTGTTTGGGTTTTACGATGAGGATTTATTTTCGGGTTCCACACAATTTCCTAACCAATCCCAACCCGGCCCGGCCACATCGCCGGTTCCGAGGGGCGGGTATGACGCACCATTTTGATATGCTAACCATCATCCACACCGACCGCCTAATCGAAAACCATATGCGCCGCCAAATGCAGCGAATGTTAGACGCCGGATTTTCCGACCACAACCGGCAGTTTGTACGCTCTGCCCTGGAGCAAGCCTACCAACAAGGCCGCAGCGACGCCATGAACGGGCGCGTCGTTGAAAACATCATCCTGAAATCCGTTATCACAGAGGACGTGATAATGCAAAGCGAGACGGCATGAAAAACCTTTTGGCGCTTTTTGAGATAACCGGCAACGGTTCGCAGCCGTACCGGGAGGCCGGGTGGAATGTGGTACAAGTAGACATTCAGGCCGGTATTGACATTCTGGAATGGAACTACTGCCAATACCTGCCGGATTATTTCCGGGGAATTATTGCGTTCCCGCCGTGTACGGCATACGCCGGAAGCGGGGCGCGTTGGTGGGCCGATAAGGACGCCGCAGGGGAAACCGAGTATTTCGATAGCCTGGTTCGGCGTATGCTGGAAATTATTGAATACTTCCGCCCCGGCCTGCAATTCTGGTACGCGGAAAACCCCGTCGGGAGAATCGCAAAGCGCGTTCCTGAAATCGCAAAGTATCGCCTGCTTTCATTCAACCCTTGCGAGTTCGGCGAACCGTACACAAAAAAAACAATTCTTTTCGGCGAGTTCAACCCGCTACTTGTCCGGCACCATGTTAAGCCGACCGAAGGAAGTAAGATGCACACCAAATTTGGGCCGGGGCGGAATCGGGCCAATTTACGGAGCGCAACCCCGAAAGGATTTTCAAAGGCATTTTTTGACGCAAACCAGTAACGATATGGCACGCTTGACATCTGCCGAACTAACCGCCCTGCAAAGCAAACGCCTGGACAAGAAAGTTGCCGCCAGGCCGAAAGGCGAAACCGCCAACCGGATGACGGCTAATATTATTCGGGCAATCAATATGCAGCCCGGCTGCGTTGCCTACCGGGTGAACAATACCGGGATATGGGATGAGGCAAAGCAGATATTCCGCAAAGCCCATACCGAACCAGGCCTGCCTGACATCTTCGCCGTTTTACGGGGCAGGTTTGCCGGGATTGAGGTTAAGGCCGGGAGGGACAAGATAAGCCAGGAGCAACTACACAGAAAGGCCGAAATTGAGCGCGCCAAAGGATTGTATTTCGAGGCGCGCAGTACCGACGAGTTTTTGCAATGGTTCACAAAAATCTTAATCGAAAAAATCTAAAACAATGAAAAACGAAACAGGCTATTCGGAATCCGAACTAAACTGCAAAGGCTGTATGGGGTCATGCGGGATGTGCGAAACGAAATTAAAGCCCGCCGATTTGGCGCTTTACTTGGGCGCTGAGTGCGAAGTCACGTATAGCCCCGGCGGCTTTGAGTATTATGACGACGGGGGCATTTACTTGATTTCCGGCGGATTAATTAACGAGTACGGGAAAGGCGAGGCTGCGGTTAAGCCCATTCTTCGCCCGCTGTCGGATATGACGGAAACAGAGGCGCGGGAGATTTACCGAATCGACACAGGCAATTTTTTTGAGGCAAGCGATTGGATGGGCGAAAACCCGGCGCTCGACTACTTGCGGGAATCGGACGAGGTTTACGCGGAAAACTTAAAGATATTAATCGGGAACCCATCTGCATGGCGTTACCTCCTTTCCCTTCACTTCGACCTGTTAGGCTGGATTCCCGCCGGCCTTGCCATTGACAAAACAAAAACTACCCAACCATGAAACTCCCCGGACTTGTCCAATTTCGCAAATGCACCCTTAGCGACAAAGATCTCGCTGAAAAAGTCGCTGAAGGGTTAAATAAAATGTACACCGAACCCGTATCCGTACCATCACGCCATATCCCGGCGCAACCAGATAACGATTTTGATTTGATCGTTGCTGAGTTGATTGTCCGGTTTTTGGAAGCAAAAAATATTCAGCCATGACCGAAATCATTGTCTTGCCCGCCGCCCCGCCTGCGGCAGCCGGGTTTTTGTTTTTCCAAACAATCCGTTACATTTGTGGCACCGGAACGCACATAGGCCCGGTTTTTGCCGTATGAATACCACAACCGGAATCGTCATCATAGTAATGTTCGCCCTGCTTTGCGCCGGTTTTGTGGCGAAGTACGGCATGCGTTTTAAAAAATAACACATGGCACAACCAACCAAGAAAGCGCCCGAAACGCTTTACCGATCCACTGAAACAAACGGGAAGTATTATGTTTCATATAGGGCAAAGAGCGGAAACAATCCGGCGGGCATTCCACTTGCCAGCGATACCGACCTGATTAATCTGACAAAGGTAGGCGGGTCAACTAATGCGCCGCCATTCATTGTAACGAGCGAAGCCGATTTTAAGGCCAACTTTACCGAATATAACCCGATCAGTACAACAGGGGCAAACCCGGCAGACCGTGACGAAATTTAGGAAAACATCTGAAATACGCCTTAACCCGGCAAACCCGCGAATTATCCGGGATGAAAAGTACCGCGTATTGGTGCGGTCGGTTGCGCAGTTTCCGAAGATGTTGGATAAGCGCGGCATTGTCGTTGATGGGTCAAAAATGATCCTGGGAGGTAATCAGCGTTGGCGGGCAATCCTGGATATTTTGAAAATGCCAGAATCCGAACTAACAGCCCTACTAAACGGAGATACCGAAACCTTTGCCCGCTGGGAGATATTGCGCGAAAAACAGGCTGTGCCGGAAAACTGGATTGTTGACGGTTCGGATATGACAGACGACGAAATCCGGCGCTTTATCATTGCCGATAATGTAGAGATGGGCGAGCACGATTGGGATATGCTGGCAAACCAATGGGATGCGGACGAGTTGTCGGATTGGGGCGTAGATGTGCCGGGGTTTGGAGAAGGCGGGGCATTTGACTACGACGATCCGGGCGGCGTTACAACGCAGGAAGCGCGGGCGACATTGGCGGAGCGGTTTATTATTCCGCCATTTTCGGTATTTGATACCCGGCAGGGATATTGGCAGACACGCAAACGGGCATGGCTGTCTATTGGCATACGTTCCGAAATTGGACGGGGGGGGGGCATGACGTACAAGGATCACGAATGGCAGCGGGACAAGTTGGGCAAGATTCAGGCGCCAGTGGCGGTAAAAATGGCACTACACAAAGATTCGAAACAAAGAAAATCGAAATATGACAAAAGATAAAGCCCGGACATTTGGGCAGGATTTAATGAGGGGCGAACATAAAATAGGGGGAGGCAGATGAGTAAGGCAACTATTAATACAAACGATTGGGCGGCTAAAAATATGCCCGAAAAGTTAGTAAAAGAAGATAACCAAACCGGGACATCCATTTTTGACCCCGTTCTTTGTGAATTGGCATACCGTTGGTTTTGTATTGATAGCGGCGCAATATTAGACCCATTTGCGGGCGGCTCCGTTCGTGGTATTGTTGCCTCAATTCTTGGCTATCAATATACGGGCGTCGAATTACGCCATGAGCAGGTTGACGCAAACCGGGCAAATGCGGCGGAGGTATTGACGGGCAGAGAAAGCGCGCCACCTGTTTGGCATTGCGCCGATTCGGTAACGATAAATGAACTACTAAATGGCCGGGCGTTTGATCTTATATTTAGTTGCCCGCCGTATGCTGATCTGGAGGTTTACAGTGATTTGCCCGGCGATATTTCAAACATGGATTACCCGGCGTTTATGAGCGCATACCGGGATATAATACAAAAATCGGTAGCCCTGCTAATGCCTGACCATTTTGCTGTTTTTGTGGTTGGTGAAGTGCGGGACAAAAAAGGGTTCAACCGGGGGTTTGTGCCGGACACCATACGAGCGTTTGAGGATGCGGGCGCTAAGTTTTACAATGATATTGTTTTGATAAACGTAGCGGGCAGCCTACCAATACGGGCAGGAAAGCAGTTTGTTTCAGGCAGGAAGATTGGTAAAATGCACCAAAATATTTTAGTTTTTTACAAAGGCGACCCTAAAAAAATAAAAGACAACTACCCGGAAATAGACCTTTCGGGGTTGCCGGAAATGGTTGAGTAAAATAAAATAACATGGCACAAGGAAGAAAGCCCCTCCCGACGGATGTAAAGCGAGCAAAGGGAACACTGCAAAAACAGGAATAAAACAGGAATAAAATGCCGTTCGAGAAAGGCAAAAGCGGAAATAATAAATCTAAGTTCAAAGACGGCCAATCTGGCAACCCTGCCGGACGGCCTAAGAAGTTGCCAGAATTAGACAGCCTTATTGCAGAGGTATTAAGCGAAGAAAAAGACGGGCATACTGCCGCACTTGCAATCCTGAAAAAGTGGCGGCAAATGGCGGCAAGCGGCAACTTAAAGGCGGGGGAAATGCTATTCGACAGGGGTTACGGCAAACCTAAGCAAGCCGTTGAGCATAGCGGCCCGGACAAGGGGCCAATAAACATTAAAACCTGGGTTATCGACGTAGATGGGAGCGACACCGAATGACATTGCCAAAACGGCGCTATCCGCAAAACAGCGCATCGCCTGGAAACTGTTGGAACATTCGCCGACGGTTACCGAAGTGCTGTATGGCGGAGCCGCAGGCGGTGGTAAGTCGTGGTTTGGTTGTTTGTGGCAGATATTTCGCCGGGTAGCATACCCCGGCACACGCGGCGCGATTGGAAGGAGCGAACTAAAGAACCTGAAACGCACCACCCTAAAAACGTTCAACGATATTTGGGATGAGTACGGGCAGTTTAACCCGGCGGGCGTTACCATGCACTTCGATGCGCAAAGTAACATCTACAAATTTTCAAACGGCAGTGAAATAATTTGTATTGACCTTTTTGAATACCCCTCCGACCCGGATTTTAAAAGCCTGGGTAGTCTCGAGATCACCGATGCTTTCATTGATGAGGTTACGGAGATCACCGAAAAGGCGTTCCAAATCTTTTCCAGCCGTATCCGCTACCGCCTGGACAGGCTAAGGGTAGCGGAGCCTAAAATACTGATAACCGGCAACCCGGCATCTAATTGGGTAAAGTGGAATTATATTAAAGACCAAAAGGGCAATCCGGCTACTTTGCGGCCTCACCAGGCAGTAATACAAGCCCTGCTAACTGACAACCCAGACGCCGAATTTCGGCGGGTGTACGGTAAGCAGTTAGAAAATACCCTGAATGAATATGACTTGGCGCGGCTACTTGGCGGCGATTGGGATGCCGAACCGCCCACCGGAGGGGAGTTTTATACCGGGTTCGACAGAAAGCGAAATATTTCGCCCTGCCGTATTTCGTCTACATTGCCCGCTGTTCACCTTTCTTTTGACCAAAACGTAATTCCCTACAATAGTTGCCTTTGCGCGCAGATAGACACGACAGACGGCGTTAAGCTGCTTATTTTCTTCGATGAAATAACGTTGCCCCCGCCGCAAAACACAACCGAACACGTTTGCCAGGAGTTCACCAACCGGCACGGCCATAACACGCAGGCAGTGTTTTACTACGGCGATGCCAGCGGGCGAAGCCGGTCCACCAGGACAGATGAAAATGATTACCAGATCGTTCACCGGAAGTTGCAAAAATGGGTAGTGTCGGCCTCCGACCGCACCGCATTCAGTAACCCGCCGTTAACCAAGCGGCGCGATTTCACGAACAAGATTTTGGCCGGGCAAATTCAGGGGGTTGAGGTGGTTATTGATCCGGGGTGTCATAACTTCATTTCCGACTTAACCAGGTGTAAGACAGACGCCAACGGCGGAAAACTAAAGAACACCGAACGCGACCCGCGCACCGGCGCGACATACCAACCGAACGGCCACTTGGGAGACTGTTTCGAGTATTTCCTGGTTGGCGTGTTAAAAACCGAATGGGAACTATTTTTGCAAGGAAGATGAACGAATACATGGTTTATTTTGGCATATTCGGCAAGCGGCTGAAAGTCCGGGTAAGCGCCCCGGATAGGGAACGAGCGGAGCAATATATCAGGAATCAATTGAACATCATAAAAATTGAAGAAACCCCGAAAGAAAACCTTAATTTTGAGGAGTTTTTTGAGCATATATGTAAAACTTAATCAACCGGCAAATACCAACTATCTAAGCCGGAAATAATGAATAAATTAGAAATAATGCGCCGCGCGGCGTTCGTCATAAGAGGCGCACGCCATCACTGGTACAGCCGGACGGTTGAGAAGTCCAACCTGTGGACAACCCTATCGACCGGCGAAGGCATGGAGAAACTGCTAAAGCAGTACGCCCGCCGGGAATCTGCCGAAGCCTTCGCGCAGCGCGTTAAGATCACCCAACATATTACCCCGTCCGTTGTGTCGCGTTGCGTATCGGCTTATTTCAAAGTCCCCAGGGCCAACTATGTCCGGCTTTTGCAGTACGACAATAACGACGACAAGCGCCGCCAAGAATTAGAAGGGCTGTTAAGCCGGTTTAATGGTAGTCATGGGTTGGAGGACTACCTCGCCACCCGGTTAATCGAAATGAACGAAACCGACCCCAACGCTTTTGTGGTGGTTGAGTTTGGGGCCTTCGACCCGGCACGCCAACTTGCGCAGCCCTACCCATTCGAGGTAAGCAGTGAGGGCGCGGTTGATTACCTATACCAAAACAACGTACTGGAATACCTGATAGCCAAAAGCAAAGTTTCCGCTGACAGCGTTGACCCGGAGGCGGCAATGTATGACCGTTACACGGTTTATATGAAAGACCAAACCGTCATTATTCAGCAAATTCCCGACAAGGTTTTGCCGCCTGTCGGCCTCATGGAGTTAGAGTACAGTAACCCCGGCCCGGACGGGGTGTATTACCTAAAAGTAAACAACGTGTTTTACAGCGTCACAGAGGCGCTACCGCACAAAGCCGGGCAAGTGCCGGCCATTCGCGCCGGTTATTCGCGTGACGGCTACACCGCAGCCAAAACACCGCAGCAGCCGATGATGAAAAGCATTTTTGCGGATGCCGTTGGTCATTTGCTCAAATCGGTGAAGGTCAACAGCGAACACGATTTGACTATGGCGCTTAGCGCCTACCCGATGACGCTACGCTACGCCGAACCTTGCCAGGCAAGGGGCTGCATTCACGGCTACACCGACAGCGGCGAGCCGTGCGGTAGCTGTCACGGTAGTGGCGAGAAACAGCGGCCAACGTCCGCACAGGAAGAACTAACCTTAGAAATGCCCCGTAACCCGGCGGACATGGTTAACCTGAATGACATTCTTGTTTACAAAGCACCCCCGGTTGAGTTGTTGGCCTGGATTGACGGCTATATCGACAAACTTGCGGCGCAATGCGTTCAAATCATCTTCAACACCGATATTTTCAGCCGCCAGGAAATCGCCAGCACAGCAACCGGCAAAAACATTGACCTGCAAAACGTGTATGACACCCTTTACCCGTTCGCTCAACAATTCGCAAGGGTGTGGGCTGACATCGTTACCATATCGGCGAAGTTCGCAGACCGTGACAAAGGGTTGACGGCCAAAATCCGGTTTAGCAAGGACTTTAAACTAAAGGGAATGAACGACCTAATCGGCGACCTGGAAGCGGCCCGCCGGGCCAATGCCGGGCCGGGTATTACGTCACAGATCGAAAGCGAAATCATGGGTTTGATGTTGGCAGAGGACCCGCAGGCGTTGACCATGCAGCGGGTGAAAGATCGGTTTAACCCTTTCGCGGGTATGCCCGTTGAAATGGTAATGACCTTTGTCAATTCCGATTTAGTGCCGTATGAAAAGAAGATTTTGTACGCCAATATGGGCGACATCTTCGACCGTCTTGCGCTGGAAAACCCGATGTTCTACGACTTCGCCGCGTCGAAGCAAAAGGAGTTGATTGATGCCGAAGTTTCAAAAATCATTGAAAGTATAACCAACCGGCAAGCGCCGGAATTTAGCGGGAATTAATGCCAAACATCAACGACCTAACCGCCCGCGAACTATCCGGGAAAATCGGAAAGTTGTCCGAACGCCTGGAGCGCCGGATAAATCAGGCCGTTGACAGGCTGGACGGCGACGCGAAAGCGATGGAAAAGGAGTTGTTGAGGTTGATTTTAGAAAAGTTTGTCGGGCGGCTAAAAGTAGGCGCCGATGGTAAAATAATCGTAAGCCCGCGAAACCTCGTTTTGGTTTCCGAGTTAGAAAATCTGTTCTTGGCCTATCGTTCGGAGTTTGTGGCCGGTTCATTACGGCCACTCTCCGGCGAATACCTGGACATCATTGAAATGACGGGCGCGTATTACGCCGAAATGGAGTTCCCCGAAAACGTGGTAGCCAGGGTAGCGGAAAGTAACGCAGCGATTGAGGCGCGGTTAGGATTAGACGGCAAACGGATTGTGAAAGACGGTTATCTTTACCGCCTGGGGCAGACCTTAGAAGTCCGGGATAGGTTGAAAAACTTTGTGTTAAATGCTATAACAACCGGCGCAAACCTGAAAGACTTTACCGAAGGACTAAAGGTTAAGGTAGTTGGGAATAAGGACGTAGACGGCGAATTAGTGCGGTATTTCAGGCAGTACGCATACGACACGTTTAACCAGGTCCACGAGGTTAAGAATAAGGAATTTGCAGAGGCGTTAGGTTTGCAATGGTTTATTTATACCGGGTCAATTATCAAAACGACCCGCAAATTTTGCCGCAAAAAAGCCGGAAAGGTATTTTCCACGGAGGAAGCAGAAAGCGATTGGCCGACCGACCCGGATTTGATCGGCAAGAAAAGGCCGGAGCCATACAGCCCGCTAATTGACCGGGGCAGGTGGAACTGCCGGCACTTTATTAAGTATATCAGCGCGCCAATGGCGGTTAAATTAGGCAGAACAGACGCGAAATAAATGGGAGTAATCGCAACAAAAAACGGCATTACCCGCGAATTAACGTGCGCGCAATACGACGCGATGGACGCGGGCGACGGGTGGACGGTGGAAAGCCGGAACTGTCTGTCTGACAACCTGGTTGCCGTGCGTTCGCCGTATGCCTCCGCCGATACCGGAACGGCCATTTTTGCGTACACCTCCCGGCGTTCCATTCGATTCAGCATTGACACGCCCGGCGAAGGGCAGGCGATAGCGGGCGACCTGCTTACGCAGTCTTTCGTGATTAAGTCCGGCAGCGCCCGAACGGTAAGCATAGGCACCACACCGGGCGGCACGGAAATTGTAGATAATGAGCCGATAAGGTCGGGGGAAGCATGGGTTTGGACGTTTATAAGTTACTACGAAGACCCGACGTTTTATTTTACTCCGTCGGCATTGATTGAGGGGTACATTGTCTTTGATGTTTTAGCGCAATAAATCAACTGCAAAATGGATAGTATCGCTTTTTACCTTGTTTTTTCCTGGTTGCTTTCCACCGTTTGGTTTGGCGTAATCGGGGCGCGCCGATCTTGCGGCTTTGCTCCGCCGTTCTTTGCCTCGCTGCTTTGCGGTATGGGATTAGGAACGATTTTAGCGGGCGTTATTTTAATCCTTTCGGAGAAGAAGTAAATTAGTTAACCATTCGGGCCAAGAACAGACACGGCACGAATGAGAAACACAATACTACTTATATTTTTCCTGCCCGCTTTTGCCGTCTCGCAAAACGTCGGGCAGTTCGGCTATGTGTTTGCAAAGGACAGTTTCCGGCTGAAAGCGATTGTTGACAGTATTAGCACGGATAGCAGTTTTTTGTCTGCCTCCAACCGGAAACTTGCCACCACCTACGCCGTTAAGTCATACGCTGACCGCCACATCGGCGGTCGTTCGGCCCTTACCACAGCACCGACCGACGGCCAAATATGGAAATGGAGCGCAGCAAATAGCCGTTGGGAGCCAGCGACAGACGCAACAAGCGGCGGGGGCGGCACGGTAGTGGCGACTGATACCATTTGGAATACCAAGGGCGATTTGGCGGCTGCCACCGGCAGCGATGCGGCAATCAGGTTAGGGATAGGGGTAGACGGGACAGTCTTAACAGCCGACAGCGGCGAGCCGACAGGCATGAAATGGGAGGCCATTTCGGGAGGTGTAACCGACGGCGACAAGGGGGATATTGACGTAACAAGCGGCGCAACCGTTTGGACGGTTGACACGTCGGCAATAACCACGATTAAGGTAGCCGCAAACGCAATTGATTCAACAAAGATCATTAACGGCGGAGTGTCTGTCCTGGATTTAGGCCAACACGGCGCAACCTCCGGCCAGGCGCTTAAATGGAATGGCACCCAATGGGCGGCAGCCGATGATTCAGGCGTGACGGGTAGCGGCGTTTCGGGACAGGTGACATTTTGGAACGGCGCATCTACAATCACCGGCGAAACCGCATTTACCTACAACGCGACTACGGACGCGCTTGGAATTGGCTCATCCACCCCGGTTAGTATCACCAATACAGCCATAACAACGGCAGCGGGGTTTACGTTTGGGAACTCCTCAAGCGCGGCAACATTGGGGGGAAGCACGGGCACGGTTACTGTTCTTAGTTCATCAACAAGTTCATCGGCAATACTAATCAGGGCAAGCAACGCAACCGGCGGGATAGACTTCTATAACGGGGATTCATTTTCGGGGACATCTGGAACCAGAAACGGGGCGCGGTTTCGGTTGGGGTTCATCCCATCTTCCGGGAATGGAGTATTAAATCAACTTTCACTCGAGGGCACATTTGCCCAAAGTGGCACCGCGAGCGGTATAACGAGAGGCATCTACCTTAATCAAACCCTTACATCTGTCGCCGACTTTCGGGCGCTGGAAATCGCCGCAAACGGCGCGAACGGTAAAGCAATCTACCAAACCGGCGCGACAATGGTTAATAACCTTGTCGGTAACACCCGCATAGGTAGCACATCCACCCCGGCGCGAACGCTCGACGTTACCGGCGAGGTGCGTATTTCTGACCTTACAACCGACAACCCGACGGGATTAGTAGGCGCCGACGCCGACGGCGATTTGTCGCGGGTGAAATTAGGCACCGGGCTATCATTCAGCAATGACACGTTAAGCGCAACAGCAAGCGGCACCGTAGACGGTACGGGCGCAGCCGGGCAGGTGGCGTTTTGGTCGGACAGCAACACGATAACGGGGGAAGATTCACTGTTTTACAACGCCACCACAAACCGCCTTGGCGTAAATACAAACGTGCCTGATAATAAAGTCACGGTAAAAACAAACACGACAACAGACGGCATACAAATCGAAAGCGACGGCACGACCGATCAAGACCCCGGCTGGCTACGATTTAAAAGCACGCAAACCGGCCCGTTCACGCAATACGGGTGGATGACTTTAGACGGGTTTAGCAATGGGGGTGCATCGCCGGAGGGGCAGGCGTATGTTTTCAAGTTGCAAACAACCGGGTATTCAGCAAGGACGCCGCTATCCTTGTACAAAGACCAGGCTATTTTTTCTTCTACTTCGCAGTTTTATATCACGAACAACGCCGCCGGGCGCTTTATTTTTTCCGTTCCTTCAGCATACGACCACAATTTCCAAAATAACGTACTGGTAACGGGATCATCATTTACTACAGCAGATACAACGATCCGGCTTTCCGTGGTTGGGCGCACCCAAACCTCCGCAAGTTGGGGGCTAAGGGTTTGGGATGGAAACAAACAATCTATTTTCCAAGTCCGGGATGATGCCAGGGTGGGAATAACCGCCACCACCTTAGACGCTTCCTTAACAATCAACGGCGCGGGCGCAACCTCCGGCACATACGGCCTTATGGTCACGCCTTCCGGCGGCACCACCACAACCGGCACCTTAGTCGTTCGGGATGATAACCGGGTGGGTATCCGCACGAACGCCCCGCAAGCGCCGCTTAACGTGGTCGGCACCGGCACAACATCCAGCACAACGGCGCTACTTGTCGAAGGTTCGGGCGGCCAGGATAACCTAAACGTAAGAGACGACGGGGTAAGCCTTGGGCAGGGGTTTGGCATGGTTGCCAATGCGCCCACTATCGCTTTTGCTTCAGCCGCCGGCACGGGGCCGGTTAATGACCTATGCCAGGGCGGGGCGAATGGGTTTGTTTTATTTTTCACCACAGGAACAAGCCCGACGACAAACGCCGCAATTTTCACCGCAACGCTGCCAAAATTTTACCCCAATGGGGTTATTGCCACAATAACCTGCGGAGATACCGACTGCCTCGACGAAATCGCCGACATCTATATATCAGGAACCGGAAACAACAGCGTAACACTCACAACACGCGGCACATTGACCGCATCCACCGCATACGTCATTTATATAACCTGCTTTGGCTATTAATATGAAACACCTACTATATTTTCTGCTTTTGCCCTTGTCGTTGTTCGCTCAGCGCGAAACCAAAACCGACACCTCGTACATCGAAAGTGCAAACGGTTCTTTCTTTTCTGTTCGCCGCGTGGTGTACCTAAATGACGAAGAAACCTACCAAAAGACATTGATAGGCGACACTGCCCGCCTGGTGCAAAACCAGATTGAGCGCATCGTATCACAGGCCGCCAGCATGGCCCGCGATGCGCAAACCGTGTCGAACTTCAAACGGCAATTAGCCGGGCTTATCCGCGAATCAAACGCCGTGTTAGCCGCGTCGGGCGTTTCGCCAATTGACACTGTGCAAAAATTGCACGTACTGAAATTCCTGTCGCCTGGGTGGACTATCCGCCAAAGCGGAGCCATAAGCGACGTTTCTTTCATTGTCAACGCAAGCGGGCGGCTTCGGTACACCGTCGCCGGCCAGGCAGCGCGCAACGCCGATCTTTTCGGCGATGTGATGATATTGAACGCCTACCCTTCGCAAGGCTCGCAGGTGGAACTATACCGCAACAGCGAGGGCAACTATATGAGCCTGGGTAGGTCGGTAGTGGTTCGCCTGCCCGGCAGCACAGCCAACCTATCCGGCGGCACATCCCGCGAAGCCGCAGCGCCGGTACTCAAAACAGCAGAGCCGGAAACAACGCCAATCCCCCCGCCGAAAGGAAAGAAGAAAAAGAAATCCCCCCGGATTTGATAACCAACACCAACTAAAAAATGATTGACACAGTGTCACAGATTACGCGCAAAACAGGCCGGAACTTTGCCGATAAAGGCGTGAAAGCGCCAAACATTCTGCACAGAATTGTACTGCGAAACGCAGCCCACACGGCGATGTTTTTCTATGTACAAGGGCAACAGAAGATTCACCCGGAGTTGAGTATCGGGCTTTGCATCGAATCTTATTCCGCCGCGTTTCTTCCAGATGCCGACACCGAATGTTTGCGCCGGGAATATTACCGGATGCTTCACGAGTACCTTAACGAAAGAGATATTTTCAATGGTTACAGCGACACGAAACGGTAGAAAACGAGCCTTCACGGTGAAACTGTGGGCCGAAATGCCGAAAGACAAATATGGTTGGGAATTGGTGCAGGTGGAAACGCCGAAGGAGATACAAGCGCCCGCCGTACCGGCTGAAATGCCCGAACGCGTAACCATGACTACCAACAAAAAGAAACGCCATGCCGCAAATAAAGCACATTCAAACAGGGAAAACGTATGAGGTTGCCGATTGGCAGGTTGAATTGATTGAGGGAAACCCAGCCTGGGAAGTTGTAAAAGTAAAGCCGGCTAAACCGGCCAAAGATATTGCCCCGGAGATCACCCCGGAAAGCAGCGAACCGCCCGCGTAAAGGGCGACAAAAGCGGGGGCGCTCGTTACACGCGACCAACTATGTTAGAACTACTTACCGCGTTACTGTCCAAAACGTATAACATGGACGAAGCAGCAGTAAAAGAACTGCTACTTAAAAAGAGCGAAGGCGGCGACTTCACGGATGAAATCGCAGACAGCGCACTTGACAACCTTCTTTCGATGGATGCCGAACGGGTTAAGAAATTGAAGCCCGACACAAAAAGCATTCAGGAGAATTTCTACAAAAAGGGCAAACAGGAAGCATTGAGCGACCTGGAAAAGTCCTTACGTAGTGAGTTCGGCCACGACGGCGAAGAACAGGGCTTAGACCTTGTACGCTCCATTGTAGGCAAGAAGGCGGGCAAGCCGCTGGATGACGACAAGGTGAAAACGCACCCGCTCTACCTGCAATTAGAAAAGCAAAGCCGGGCCGAAGCCGAAAAGATCAAAGCCGAATATGAGGCGAAGATTGGAGAGGTTGAAAAGACATGGCACCGGACGCAAATAACAGGCAAGGTGAAATCCAAAGCAATGGAAGTTTTGGACAGCCTTAAGCCTGTTTTGGGTGAAAATCCGGCTGTTGCCGCTACCCGCCGCGAAGATTTCCAACGCCTGTTTGATGCCCTCGAATTTGAGGACGCCAACGGGGAAATCGTTGTTTTACGCGACGGCAAGCGGATTGAAAACGCGCATGGACACGCCATTTCCTTCGATCAATTTGTAAAAGACGAGGCCGCCAAACGCTTCGACTTTTACAAGCAAGACCCGAAAGGAAACGCGGGAAACCAGAACGGCACCAAGCCCGCCACAACGACGTTCAAAACCGAAGCGGAATACTTGAAAGCGTATGCTGAAAGTAATGACCCGGCGGCAAAGACGGCGATGTATGAGGCATGGAAAGCGCAGAGCGATTCTAATTAGTAGGGTTATTCAGTAACCTACACAAACAAACACAATGGCTTTTACAGCGACCTTGCCGGAAGTTTACCGGAGTATTGACGTAGCGTGGGCAGATGCCGCGCAAAAATCGCAGTTTGTTGCGAAGGCCGACGCGGCCCGCATCATCCTGCAAAACCAGACCGCAACGGTCACGCCCACCATTCAGGGCAGCAATTCCAACGCCAAAGACCGCACCGTTCGTATTCACTGGCTGAATGCCTGCGACGTTGTAACGGAAGCCGCAACCGACGAATGTGCCGCCGCAAGCGTGACGCTGACCGACGGCAGCCAAACGTACAACATCTCCAACACCCGCGAGGCGTCTTTCAAAACGTCCTGGAAGGTTCACCGCACCACCCCGGAGGCGCACACGTTGAACCAGACCATTGCAACGGGCTTTCTTGCCGCAATGAAAGTCCTGGACGAATACCTTGCCGCGCAAGGCTACACGTTCCTGCAAGCCAACAACGGCGCGCACGAGTACACGGCTAACCCTTACGGCGCTGTCAACGGTTCGGACGTTTGGGAAATTTCTGCCGCCGATTGGACAGTGGATTTGATGCCGCAGTTTATCCTTTCCGCCGAATTTTCGCGGATGACAAACGCCTATATGTTGCACGGTTTGAACCTGTGGAGCGAGCGTTATAAGGCCGCGCAATACGCGCCGAACGACAACGGAAAAGGCGAAAACAACCTTTACGGCGTTCTGCCGACGTTTTGGGATCCGGTCGGAAGTTCGGCCTCGTCGGTTTCCGATCAATCGTTTTTGATAGACCGTAGTTCTACGGTATTGGCTACCGCCAACTATTTCGACACCACCCCGGCTGAATTTGGCGGCGCGCACCGCGTCTACAAAATGGCATCCCGCAACCTGCCCGGCGTGTTCTACGACGTACACGAGTTTGAAACTTGTACCTCCGATGATATGGTTGTTTCGTACAAGTTGACCGCGAATTACGAATACTTCCTCAACCCCACCGGATGCGACAGCACCCGCACGGGTATCCTGCAATTCTCGAAAACCTAAACCGATCACACAACACACAGAACATACAATGAGAAATTATATCTTTTTAGCGGGCCTCCTGCTTTTGGTTGGCTTTTTGACCTTCGCCGGGAAGCCGGAAAGTAAGGCGGAATTTGCCGCAGCGCCTAACGTCCTGTCGAAAACATGGGATTTGGACACAATCAGTAACGCAGCCAATGACACGTTAACCGTGCCGTTCACCATGCAGAGCCGGTACACCGGCGCGCTGATGATTACCCGGACCAATATCTCCGGCACCACCAATCTCGCCGTTTCGATTCAAACCACTGTGGTTAACTCAACCAACACGCATACGGAATGGGTAACGGTCGCCACTACATCCGCCACTACCGCTACTGCCGAATTATTGACGCTGGCAGAGACTTACGGGCAGAGGTACCGGATTATTGTGGACGGCACGGGCACGCAAAGCAGCTCTTACCGCCTGTCCTGGCTGAGTAAGAAACTGCCGAACTAAAGCCATTTTGCATCAAACACTTCATACAACGGGCGGCGATTAATACCGCCGCCCGTTTTTTCAATAACCAACTATGAATGTAGCCTGCTACCAGACCGCAATAGGGTTAAGCCAAAAAGAGTGCGGTTGCTTCGATGCGCCCGCCGCTTACAACACCTCCGACAGCGGCCTTTTTTTGGACGAATTGGAGCCGCTTAACGCCCTGGGCGGGTATGATGATTGTTCCGGAACTTCGATTTGGACAATGATGGACCGGGCGAAAACGCAAGGTATTCACGCCTTCCTTTCCGATACCGACGCGCTAATGAAGCAGCACGGCAAACTCAAACGGGAAACATTCAAAGGCGTTATCGGCGAAACCTACCACCGCGAAACGGTTACAACGTCGGCCACATACGCCGGTATCCGTATTCGATGCGCCCGCGTGAAAAGCGGGGTGTTAAGAATCAAAAAGATAGGTACTATTTTCAGCGCAACCGGTACCGTTTCTGTTACCATCTATAACAACAGAAACGAAATAGTAGCCGGGCCGGTAACGCTCGACACGACAGCAGCAACGAAAGACGAAACAACGCTCGGCACCGTCATTGACCTGCCACTTTTCGACCCGTACAGCGCAACGACAGACTACTTTCTTGCTTACACGGTCAACCAATCTAATCTACCCCGCAGGAACCGTATTAATTGCGGCTGTGGAGGGCTGAAAACGCCTTTCTCCCTCCTGTACAACCACTACGACGACCAAAACCCGCGCTACACCGGGGGTAATTCCTGGGCGAATTGGATAATGGTTGCCGGATGGGAGGGCGATACGATCACCGACTTCGACGAAGCAACGACATTTAACAGCAACCATAATTACGGGCTGTTTCTCAACTGTGAAATTTACTGCAATCCTTCCGCCGTCCTTTGCGACGGTGACGGGTTAGACTTCGATAGCGACCCGCTTGCGAAGTCGGCAGCCTGGGCAATCCGCTACCGGGCCGCTTCAATTATGGCGCAACAGGTACTACTTTCTACGGCGCTTAATCGCTCGCAGCAGGTGAACCGCGAAGCCCTGGGCAACGCCCGCAAAGAATGGGATATGCGGTACAATGAAATGGTACAATTTATCGCCCAAAACGCAAATTATAACGATTCGGATTGTGTCGCCTGTCGGCCTGTGGCCGGTATGAAGGTGCAATCCATACTAACGTAACATTTTTAGTTGGTATTTGCCGGTTGGGGCGGCGTAATGCTGCCCCACCGATTATACCGAAAACGATATATGAGCGCATTTAACGACATACACGGAAGATTACAGGAGGCCGAAAGGCGCCTACTTGCCAACCTGCAACGCATCGCCGTTACGGGGGCAAATGATCTTTCATCTTTGATTTCGTTGCGCGTGGTCAACAACAAACAAACAGCCAGCGGCGGCAATTTCACGCCCTACTCAAAAACACCCGTTCCGGCCTGGTTCTACCGGGGTAAATCCCGGACAAGTAGCGCAGATACCGCCGTTTCGGCATTGGCAAAGAAGGGCGAAAAGTTGTCTTATTCCGGTTTCCGGGAATTAAACAACCTCGACGGTTCAAATAAGAATTTCGAGTTCACCGGCGAAATGTGGCGCGCCGTCGGCGTGGTTGGGTCCACCATATCCGGGCCTGTGGCAACTGCCTACATAGGGGCAAACACAAAGGCCGGGCAGGAAAAATTGAAATGGACATCGACACAGGAAGGCCGCAGCGTGATTGAAGCGAGCAGTGAAGAACTGGACGCGGTTGGGCAAGTCATTGGGGAGTTAATCGAAAAAACATTGAAAGGATGATCGAAGAAATAATCAACGGCATTGCCGCCGAGGTAGCCGCGCTGCCCTGGGTAAGCCGGACGGGCGGCATAACGCGGGCGGTTCGCATCAACGACAACGGCGTGACACGAACACTTCCGGCGGCAAAGGTTGTCGGAAGCGGCATCGCCGCGCCGGGGTGGATGATCCCGGATAGCAACGATTCGGCGATTGTGTATTTTGAGGAGGTTAGCACGGCTACCGCTTCGACATCTTCCCTTGCCCGGATTGACTGTGTTACGTCGGTTCGGTTGGTATTGTGGGCGAACCTGCAAAGGATTGACGCCGATGTGAGTACCGCAATGGCAAAGATTATCGGAACGATCACCGAACGCCCCGCAAACCTGACTATTTGCAAATCCATTCAGGTATCAATAGCAGGCTTTGAGCCTCAGGTGCAAAGTATCGTCTTTGGCCGGTACACCTTCGACGACCGCGAAAATCAGCAGTTTTTATACCCGTTTGACTTCGCTTCGATCCTGCTTCGTATTCAGTATTCCGTTGTGCCGTCTTGCGCGGACGCGGTTAACCAGACCGACCCGCCATGTTAAGCGCCCCGCCATTCCTGCCGTTTCTGTGGCTGTATTTCGGCCTGTTGTTGGCTGTGTTGGCCTGGGTAGTATGCGTACCGCTTACGGAGCCGGGAATGATATTCAGTCCCTTCGCACAAGCCTTAGAGCGTTTGCCGCGATGGATCGGCAAGCCGTTGGGGTTATGTGAAAAATGCTTTGCCGGGCAAATAGCCTTTTGGTCATTCGCTTATTGGAATAACCACCTTAGTGAATTGCTTACCGAATGGTATTTGTTCGTTGGGTGGACAATCTTTTGCACTATCATCATCGAAAAAACGACAAGACAATGAAAAAAAAGGAGTGGCACAGCGAAACAAAGCATCCGAAAGGGAAGGAAGAAAAGGAGCCGAAAAAGAAACCGGCACCCGCGAAGAAACCGAAAGCAGCCAAAAAGCGAATGTAATGGAACTGAAAAGAATAGACTTTACGGGGAATTCGATCACCGGCGCAAGCGGCAAAAAGTATTTGATTCATAACAGCCTTTCGGAGCCGAGGTATGAGATAATGGAGCGGCTGAATATCGAAATAATGTTTGGCCGGGGGCCGGGAAATATGTACCGCGAATTGGCGAAGGTGTACGACCTATTGAATAAAGGCAAGTTTGCCGACGCCGCCGTCTCGGTTCATAACCTGCTAAACTCTACGGCGGCAATCACCGACGGGCGCAAACATCAAATGCTTATGCTTTGCACCCTGTTCATATCGGGCGAAGACGAGGATTTGACAACCTGGACAGAGGCCGAAGCAAACGAAAAAATAAGCGATTGGAAAGAATACGATGTGCAGGATTTTTTCGCGCTGGCCCTGAGTTCATTGGAGGAGTACAAGGTCGCCTTGCTGCCCGGTTTCCTGGATTCTTTCGAGGTAAGCCCGGAAACGGCGGAAATGAACTAAGCGGGCCGCAGTCGGTGGTTAACCAGATCACGAAGCACGGCAAGGAGTGGATGGGGCTAAAGCGGACGCTGATTAAAGAGGGGGTAAGGCACAGCGATATTTCCCGGATGGATGTGTTTGAGTTTTTCGCCTTACTGGAAGTAATGCAAACCGAAAAAAAATAATGGCTGACTTAACGCAAGACGTAACTACAAAACTCATTCTTGACGCTTCCGGGTACCTGGAAGGAATCAAGAAGGCGGACGCCGCAGCACAGGCCGCAGCGACGAAAGAGAAGGGCTACGCCGATGCGTCCAAAAAGCGGTTCGACGAATCGGGCGACGCGGCACTCCAAGAGGCCAAAGCCCTGGACCAACTGCAAAAGGAATACGCCGAACTGCAAAAGTCAGTAGCGACGCTCAAAACCGCGCTACGCGGCGCGTATGACCCCCGCGCCATCTCCGGGTACAGTAAGGCGGTCGCACAAGGTGAAGCGGGATTAAGGAAGTATGAGCAGACCGCAAAGGCGGTAGGGGCAACGCTCGACAAAACGAATAAGTCGGTAGGCGCAGGCCGGGAGGTATTTGAAAACCTGTTTGGTGCAATCTCAAAGGCGTCCATCATTACAGGCGCCATTGCCTTAGTGGCGAAACTGACATCTTCCGCCGTTAGTATGGCGGTTGAATACGAAAAGGTGCAAAAATCGTTTGAATCATTTTTAGGGAGTGCCGAAGCGGCAGACAAAACACTTGCACAATTATCCCGGTTTGCCGCTGAAAAATTCCTACCTACTGACCAAGTTTTCAGCGCTGGCAAAGCCCTGTTGGCGTTCGGCGAAAGCGCTGATAACCTTGTGCCGGTAATGTCTCGCATCGCTGATATATCGGCGGCAACGGGTAAGAATTTCGGCGAACTGTCTATTATCTACGGCAAGGCCCGGACGGCGGGCGTATTGTACGCCGAAGACATCAACCAACTTGTCGAGGCCGGCATTCCGATTATTCAGGAGTTTGCCAAACAGATGGGCGTTTCTAACGACCAAGTTAAGAAACTGGCAAGCGAGGGCAAAATCAGTTTTGAAGAACTGCAATTGGCATTTTTCAACCTAACCGCCGAAGGCGGCAAGTTCTTCGGCCAGGTGGAGGCGCAAAGCGAAACATTGGGCGGGCAATGGGATAAACTGACCAACAAGTTTATGGCGGGCCTTCGCAGTGTTGGCAATGTGTTGGCTGAGGAGTTCCTAAAGCCGGCGCTTAAATTCCTGAATAGCCCGCTTCAATCTATCGGGTTAGGTGGTGGTGAGTTTGCCGCAGCACAAGCCAAGCAGCGGCAAGCCGAAGCGGATTTGTTTGCCGAACAACTAATAACCGGCGAAGTAACGACAGCCAAAACCATTTTCGACATCGCCAAAGCGGGCAACGCCGAACGCGAAGCCCTGGAAGCCGCAGCGGCGAAGCGCCGGGCCGAACTGAACAAGAAAAAGAACGTTGACGCGAAAAAAGCCGCCGAGGAGTTTGAAAAGGCCGAATTAGAACGCGCTAAACTTCGCTTTGAGTTAACCGAAGAAGGCACCGCCAAAGAGGTGGCCGCCGAGCAATTGCGGTATGACGCGCTACTCAAAGAACTGCGCAAGTATTTCAAAGGCCGGGAAGAATTGAAAGGGTTGATTGAGAAGGCAGAAAAAGAACACACTGAAAACCTATCCAATATTTTCGCCGATGCGCTTTCGGTTGAAATCAACGCACTGGAAGCCCAAACAGCACAGGAACAAAAGGCCATTGAAGGCGACCGCGAACGCCGGGAGGCGGATGTACGCGACGCGAAAAAGTACACCGACGTGTACATTGACCTTGCCGAAGAAAAATCCAAAGGCGTTATCCTTCGCCTGAAAGACCAAGGCGCAAGCGAAAAGGAACTACAAAAGACACAGCAGGAGTTTGATTTGCAAATACAACGGGCGCGCCTGGTTGCGGAATTGGAGTTTCAAAAGGGACTACTTGCCACCACCAAAGAAGGCGACGCCGAACGGGTAAAAGAGATTGAGGCGCAAATAGCGCTCATTCAGCAGAAAATTTCAAACATTGACGTATCCATCGAAACGGGCGACGGTGGGCAAAAGAAACCGTTTTCCCTGCTTTCATTGATCGGGTTAGACCCTGATAGCGAAGAAGGTAAACTGGTAGAGGAAGCCGCCCGCAAAGTAGTTGACAGCCTGCAACAGATCACCGATGCCAGGGTGGCGGCAGCGGAGGCAAACTACCAAATAGCACAGGACAACGTGCAAACGGCTGAGGGCGCGCTGGAAAGAGAAATCGAACTTGCTCAACTTGGTTTTGCAAACAACGTAGATGCGAGGCGCAAAGACCTGGAAGATTCAAAAGCGGCACAACAAAAAGCGCTGAATGAGAAACGCCGGGCGCAAAGAGCACAGTTAGCGGTAGATGTTGCGACACAGATTTCCAGTATAGCCGCATCAATCCCTCAAATATTTTCGGCTTACGCATCTATACCGTTTGTGGGCATCGCTTTGGCTGTTGCTCAAATCGCTGCAATGTTCGGTTTTATCGCGTCCTTCAAAGCGCGGGCGTCTGCCATTTCAGGCAGTTACGGCGAAGGCGGCGAGGCTTCCGTTTCCGGGGATAGTATCGTAAGCGGCCCGGCACACGCCGGGGGAGGGGTTGGTATCGAAGTGGAAGGCGGGGAATTTATGACGTCCGACGGGAAACGAATATCGATTGTAAACAAGAAAATGACCCGGCAACATTTCGGGCTACTCAAAGCGGTTAACCGAAACGACGTTCCCGGCATGGTTGCCGAAGTATCGAAACTTGCTGAGGCAAAAGGTGTTCCGGGTCCGTCGCTGAATTATGCCGCAGCGGGGGCTGGTTCGTCATCAACGACCGCAACGGCGGCAAAACAAAGCCTGGAGGAGGTGAAGCAACTAAAAGAGGCTAACCGCAATTTGCGGGAAATGGTCGGGCAACTGAAAAAAGAAACCGGCACCGTACAACACGCCGGAGGGGTGCGTATTGAAACGAGGGGCAACAAAAAACGCACCGTATGGCAGTAGCATTACGATACAAAATAGAATCTGCGACAATCACGCTGCAAACCGTGACGCCTACCTTTGATGGGCTGTTTGAGGATTCACCAGAACGGGAGCAAGTGTATTTTCGCCGGTCTATCCGCAACGCCGTAACCTTCAAAGGGGCCGACTATACTACCCTCATTGCCCTGGAAGAAACGATTTGTGAGGAGGTAACGCTAACCATTGAGCGCCAATGTACCGGAGGCTCTTATGTAGCCTTTTGGGAGGGCGTTTTTACATTGCAAGACGCGACAATCAACAAAGATCAATGCTTTATTCGGGTTAAGTGTATCCCGAATGATGAATACAAATGCTTTTTGGTAGCGCAAAAAGAGGAACAAAACGTGTTTGCGCTCGACCTGGTGGAGGCGCGCGGGTACAACGGGTTTTATAACCTGGAATGTTACAAAAGTGTGTCGTTGATCGACTGCGAAACCGAAGCCACACCGGAGCCGCCGGATTTGGCGGAATGGTGCGCAGAGCCGGAAAGCGACGTTTGCAACCAATACACCAACGAAGAAGGCGATACTGTATGGGAGCGGGTGGTATGTTACGACCGGCTTACCTTCCCTGGTACTTGTTCTGGCGGCACCCCTTCGCCGCCTGGAAATTCGCTTTCGGATTGGACACTACTCGAAAACGACTGCCCCACATCATCTACCTACTTTCGCTGCCCAAACAATAGCAATGTTTTTTTCAAATATTCCACCGGGCGATGGTTCGCCGATGTGCTAACCGAAATGATCGAAACCGGATTAGGGTGCGGCTTAACGCTCGTCTCCAACTTTTTCGACGTTAACGCGGACGCCACCAATCCAAGTAATGACGCCTATACGTATGCGGCAACCTATCTGCAATCGCTGACCTTTCACCAAAAAAGCGACATCAAACGCCCGTACAACTCCAACCCGGCGCTTTCCACTGTGTGGAATCTGAAATTAAAGGACCTTCTTGATGACCTACGCATCGCCTTCAACGTGTACTACAAAATCGAAGGCACAACTTTCCGCTTAGAACACGCTTCCTACTTTGCCGCCGTTGCCGGGCTGGACCTGACCGGGCGATCATTAAAAAACGTGTATGAAAACGACTATTCCGACCAACCGAAGGAGGAGCAATATTTCTACGCCGACCAGGAGTGCAGCACGGCGTTTCAATCGCAGCACATTCAATACGAATGCGGCGAAGACCCAAGGGAATACCGGCTGAAACTGTTTTCTTTCGATGTGGGCTTTATTTCCGACATCTACCAAAAGGAAGTGGTTGCCGATTCGGGGTTTGTTCTTATTTCAACCTTTGACAGCGGCGGCACAAACTACATAACCGACGACAACCTGCCACTTTCATGGCCTTACCTCCACGAAAACCTGCACCTACACCGTAAGGCGTCCGAAAGCCTGACAATCAATGGAACGCCAACAACGGCGCTAACATTCCGCAAACAGCGCAAAGCGCCGGCCATTATTGCCCGGCTGTGCTGTGAGGATGATTTCGACGCCGCCGATACGATCACCACAGATATGGGTGAAGCCGACGTAGATACCGCCGAATCGAACGTACTGCGTGAACACGTAACCCTCAAACTCAAATACTAAATTATGGCACTGAATGTACTACCGCCAACCTCTTTAAGATTACACACATCCACTGCCAAACAGGCGGGCCGGGCGCGCTATTGCGAGGGCAATATAAATATGTTCAAAAACGTGACGCCGTACACGACGCTCCCGCCGTTTTGCGAGGTTGCGACCTCAAACGCAGGCGTTACCGAAGTGCTGTTAATTCCTTACGACCTGGAGGCGGACAATATCGATGTGACTTCGGATATAACCTTTGACACCGCTACCGAAGGGCTGTTAACCTGGTACGCCTACAATGGCGGCGCGGTAATTGACCCGGACGCAAACGTAAGTTCTGCCGAGGTGGGCGGGCCGATCACCTTTCGGGAGTGGGTAGATGTGTACGAGGGCGGTCCGTTTTATTTTCGCGTTACCGTCGGGAGTGGCGGCGGCGCCATTCGCCACTATTCGGAGTGGTTTTATTTTGAAGATGTGGAAACAGCCAACCCGGCAAGCGAATGCAACCGCATCAAATTAGAGTGGTATGATACTATTTGCGGGCAGGGGAATGTACGGTACGACCTGGTTAACATCGTGAATAAGTTGTACTTGCTTTCCGACGTTGGCGAACCGTCCTACTTGTACGACGAAGACGGCCAGGAAGATGGCGATAAAGAGATTGACCCGGTTTTCCAAAAAGTTACCCGCCGCAGCCGGTTCAGGGTTGTGATACCCGAATACATATCGGAGGCGTTCGCGCTCATCCCGCTATGCAATACCGTCCTATTGACTGACCAATTTGGCGACCAGTACAACATAACCAATATTGAAATATCAGACCCTGAATGGTTGAATGGGTGTATGGGTAGGATTGAATTTGTGTATTCGCACTCCTTGGATTACATAATTAAGCGCTGTTGCTAATTGACGCCGTGTCACAGGTTGGTTTTTGTGTTGCCGGTAACTTTGTACCACAAACAAACAAACACAAAAACACGTAGAAAATGGCAGTTTGCACCACCATATTGCCCGCCGCAAGTGCGGATGAATGCGCGGTTAATGGCGTATTCGGGGAAATTTCCCGCATTTATTTTACCCGTCACTCCACTGTTGACGAATTGGCAGACGCCACCGACGACGCCGAATGGGAAACCCGGCTTTCCAACTCGACAACCCTTTCCGCTTCCAACGTAGCCGCCGCAATCCGGTACTTATACGGCAAAGGCGAATTGGTGGAGCCGGAACAAACCACCATCCCGGCATCCCTCGACCGCGAGGTTTACAGCCCGGCAAAGTTTACCGTCAATTTTACGGTTGATGATACGAGCGCAACGAACTACTCGTTTGCGTCTTCCCTGGTTGCCGCCAACGGCCAACTTTTTAAGTGTTGGATGTACAACGACGGCTACCTTTTCGGCGGTGACGCAGGATTTGCCGCAACGATGCGGGCGCGGTTCATCATCCCGAAGGAAAAAACCGCCTTGCGGACTATCGAAATTTCCCTCGTTTGGACAGACACCATGCCGACAATGGCGACTTCGGCCTTTATCCCGACACCGGCGTAATGACGCGAAAAAGCAGAAAATAGACAGCCCGCCCGCAATGATTCGGGCGGGCTGTTTTCATTAAAAAAATATACCTTAAAATGGCTACAAATAGCGCTACGGTAGATTTTGCGGTCCCTCGGATGGATTTCAAAAACATAGAAAGCGGGTTTGCTTACCTCGTAAACCTGGACATTGAAGACGAAGCCGGGGCGGCTATCACCGTAACCTCATGGGGCGTTGAAATGGTTATCACAACTTTCGATGGTGACGCGGTTGATACGCTTACCGTTGGCGACGGGATAAGCGTTTCAGGTAGCACAATTAATATAACCCTTTCCGAGGTATTAACCGCCGCAATGAACGGATCAAATAAGTATGAAATGACCGTCACTGTTTCGGCGGTTGAATATCCATTCCTAAAAGGCTGCATCGTTGTATTATGAGCAATGTAACTGTAAAAATCGGAGCCGTAGTGGCTAAAATAACCGTTCGAGGCGGCGCTACCGTTGACGTGGGCAGGCTTATTCCCGCCGGAGGAACAACCGGCCAGGGGATTATAAAAAGTAGCAACACTGATTATGACATCGAATGGAGCGACACCGCAGGAGGCGGCGGCGCGACGTGGGGCAGCATTACCGGCACCTTATCCGACCAAACCGACTTGGACACGGCGCTCGACAACAAACAACCCCTCGACGCGGAACTAACCGCAATCGCCGGGCTTACAAGCGCAGCCGACAAGGCTCCGTATTTCACCGGCTCAGGCACGGCGGCGCTCGCAGACCTTACCACGTTCGGGCGTAACCTAATTGACGATGCCGACGCAAGCGCAGCCCGCACTACATTGGGCCTCGGAACCGCTGCCACTTCCGCCACCGGCGATTTCGCGGCAGCCGTACACACACACGCCATAGGCGATGTAACGGGCCTGCAAACAGCGATTGACGGCAAGGCCGCTACATCGCATACACACGCCATCAGCGACGTTACCGGCCTACAAACAGCCTTAGACGGAAAGGTTGACGAAAACGCGCCGATCACCGGCGCGACAAAGACAAAGATTACATACGGCGCGAACGGCCTGGTAACTGCCGGGGCAGACGCCACAACGGCGGATATTGCCGACAGCAGCAACAAGCGGTATGTCACGGACGCGCAACTAACCGTTGTGGGTAATACATCGAACACAAACACCGGAGACGTAACCCTTGCCGGTACGCTGGACTACATTACCATTTCCGGGCAAACAATCACGCGGGGCGCTATCGATTTGGCGACCGACATAACCGGCAATCTCCCGGTCACGAACCTCAATAGTGGAACAAGCGCAAGCGGGTCTACCTTTTGGCGGGGGGATGGAACATGGGCAACGCCCGCAGGGAGCGGCGATGCACTTACATCGAATCCGCTTTCGCAATTTGCCGCAACAACAAGCAGCCAATTGGCGGGGGTTATTTCGGATGAAACCGGAAGCGGGGCGCTGGTATTCGCAACATCCCCCACCCTGGTAACACCCGTTTTAGGGGTTGCCACAATTACGAGCCTCAACAAGGTAGCAGTAACAGCGCCCGCAACAAGCGCAACGCTGACAATAGCCGACGGGGCAACGTTGACCGCATCGGCTACCGCAACAGTAAGCGGCACAAATACAGGCGACCAAACAATTACATTAACCGGAGATGTAACAGGCAGCGGCACAGGTTCTTTTGCAGCGACAATCGCAAACAGCGCGGTCACACTCGCCAAAATGGCCGACATGGCCACAGATTCCTTTTTGGGCCGGGATACCGCCGGAACCGGAGCGCCGGAGGTATTAAGCGCAGCAACAACAAAAACGGTTCTTTCCCTTAACAACGTTGAAAACACGGCACTATCCACGTGGGCGGGTACGACTAATATAACAACCGTCGGAACAATCGCCGCCGGCGTTTGGAGCGGCACCGAAATAGCCGTAACAAAAGGCGGCACCGGGTTAACGTCATTAGGTACGGCGTTACAGCAATTGCGGGTTAATGCCGGGGAAACGGCCCTCGAATATTTCACCCCATCGGCGGGCGCTGGCGACATCACGAACGGCGGCAACACCACCGGCGCGGCGGTAACAATCGGAACAAATGATGACTTCGGGTTGAACCTGGAAACGGCAGGCGTTACCCGTATGGCGATAACCGGCGCAACAACTACCGGAGGGGCGGTAACGATCACGAACGTAACAGCCAACACAAACACCGTACAGGATGTATTAACCCTGCAAACCAACTCAACCGGCACGGCGGCGGCATCTTTCGGGGGCGGGATACTATTTCAGGGAGAAAGCACAACGACGGATAATCAGGACATGGCCCGTATTGCGGCGCAGTGGACGACGGCGACACACGCAAGCCGTGAGGCAAAGATCAGTTTCCAATTAGGCGATAACGCCGGAGCGTTGACGGAGATAGCAAACTTTAACGTTAATACCACAACCACAGGTCAGTTATCCTTAGGCAGGAGCACCCCTGTAATATTAACAAATTCGGGGCTTACAACTGGAGCAACGTTTACAGTAGGAAACTCAGCAAATAACCTTACTTTAGGCGGAAGTAGTGGCACAACTACGATTAGTAGCAGCGGAGCAAGTAGCGGATCGGCAATTGTTATCAATGCAAGCGGAAATTCCGCATCCTCAACAGGAAACATAACCATAGGAGGAGGCACAACGTTTACACAGACGTCAGGAACAAGGAATTATTTTAATTTTATTGACAGTTTCTCCCCAGCTTCAGGCACCGCTATCCATAACAGGATGGTTTTTGGCGGCACATTAAACCAGACTGGAGGCGCTAACGGCATAACGCGGGGCATATACCTAAACCAAACAGTCACCGCCGTAGCGGACTTCCGCGCTATTGAAATTGCAGCCGGGGGAACAAATACAAAAGGCATATACCAAACAGATGCAACGACGGTCAACAACTTCGTAGGTGGCACCATGTTCGGCTCCACCTCAGCCCCGTCTGCCGTCGCCGCCGTCGAAATAAGCAGCACAACCAAGGGGTTATTGTTGCCCCGCATGACAACGACACAACGCGACGCGATCACCGCAGTAGCGGGGCTATTAATCTATAACACAACAACAGCAAAACTAAACATCTACACAACGGCATGGGAAGCCGTTACAAGCGCATAATTATGAATACAACACACATCAATACTTTGCTTGTACTCGCAGAGCGCGCCCGCCAGGCGGGGTTAATTCAATTCGATGAAATGCCCGCCGTGTTGGAAGCCGTGAAAGCGGGCAGGGATACGATACAAGCCGCACAGGCGCAGCCGGTAATGACGGCGGAAACAACGCCTGAAAAGGGCAAGAAATAGCAAATTTGGCACGGTTGTTTTCTGTTATACAGGAAAACCGCTGCTATGAAACAAATAATTATGGCAATCGCAAAAGAGGCTGGTAACGGTCTTGCAATCGGTATCCGCGAATTTCTGAAACACAGCCTAACTATCACGACGCTAATGTGTATCGTGGCAGGGCTAACGTGGACGGTGTTCGTGCAGGACGGCAGGAACAAAGAAACCGTGCATGAAATCAAAGCGGAGGTACTTGAAATGAAAAAAGAGTATTCCGCTGAAATAACCGAATTACGCCGGGAGGTGAACGAGTGCAATATTGCCAGGCAACAGCAGGCAATACAGATTGTCGAATTGCGGTATTTGCTCGGAAAGTTGAAACGTTAACGAAAAATTATATATTATGAGTAACACAGTAACAGTAACCGCATCACCCTGGTACGCCTCTTCCGGCTTTTGGAACGGCGTAATTTTGGCCGCGTCCGGTTTGGTCGTTGGCTTTCCTACCGAAGCCGGGCAAAGTGGCGTGGCCGCACTTTTTGCCCTGTTCGCGTCCGGTAACGCAATCCGCGAAGCGCTCAGGGGCAAGACCATTGACCTGAAAGGGTGGATTACCAACAAAAACACGTGGAACTATATCGGAGCCACAGTGGTCGCTATTTTCCCCATGATCCCCGTTGACCTGTTCAGCCGATTAGGCGATCTTGCAACGGCGGCCATTGGCGGCAACTGGCAGGGCATCCTTACCGCCCTTTTCAGTATCGGAACGATGTTGTACTTTATCTTTAAGAAACCGACCACAACGCCGGGAACGGCTACAAACGCCACCCGCTGAAACATGGAAAACCCGGAAGTAGACAGAAAAGACCTCGCGTTCATCATTGCAGAACGCAGCGGTATTTCGCCCGTTGAGGCGCTTGAGTCATTGAAGCATTTAGGCCCGGCTATAGCCGACGCTCTGGTAAGTCACGGCAGGGCCGAAATCACCGGCTTCGGCACGTTCCGCCTGGAAAAGCGGGCAGCCCGTAACGGGGTTATTAACGGCATCGTTTGGGCAACGCCGGAACGGCAGGAAGTCGTTTTCGAGGCGTGGCCGTCAATGGCCGAACTTGTGGCAAGCCGTAGCGGAATTCCGACATACTAAGAGCCATTTTGCGCCCTCATGGGATTGTTGTTTTTTAGATGCGCCCTGCCGGGATAGTCCGGCGGGGTTTTTTCAAACCTAAAAACATGGAATTAAAGCACTTTAAGCCGGCAGAATTTACGGAAGATTTGCGCCCCGTATTCGACAAAATGCACCCGGATTTCCTTCTCAAACTGGACACGTGCCGCGACCTTTGCGGCGTTCAGTTCGCTATCACATCCTCATACCGCAGCCCGGAGAAAAACCGCCGGGTGGGCGGCGCGCCAGGTTCGATGCACCTGAAGGGTAGAGCGGTCGACATCACTTGCCCGGACGGCGTGACGCGGGCTATAATAATGAAAACGGCGTTAACGTTGGGGCTATCCGTTGGTGTGATGCGTAACGGGTTGCACCTGGACGACCGCGAGACGCAGATCGTTTTCCATTACTACCAAAGATATGGCGAAGGGAAAGCAGAGGATGAATAAAAAAGCCCGGCGCATCTTGCGAGCGTCGGGCAAATTCCCCATAAACCAAAATGATGAAAACTATCTTGACAAATCCCGTACAAATATAAAATACTATCCCTGCTTTTGCAAATGTAATTCGAGATATGCCAGCGCGGCGGCTGCGTGTTCGCTGTTGTGTTTATGCCCGGAAATATGATACCGCGTATTTCGGTAAGACATTGTAAGCCACGCCGGCAACTCCCGCAATATGTCTCCCACCGTCGGGAGATACACCAAGCCGCGAAAGTCACGGCTGTCAAAGTAGTCGTCAATTATCGGGCGACCGCCATCGACGTAGTGAACAACAGGGGATAACCCGCCTACCGGCTGCATTACCCCGTTTTCATCTTCCCAATATTTACCCGGTTGCGGGATTGTTTCGCCGAAAACAAGAACTACGCCGCTTTCATCTCCCCACCATTGCCCCGGCGCGGGGGCGGGTTGCGGGAAACCGGCGGCGGCAAGGCGGCGGGCGGTTTGTACGGTTACTGTTTGTGTGTTCATCTTTTAGATTTTAATGGTTTCCCTTTTTCCCCGTCTTTGCCGCTGCTTCCGCCTCCAATTGTTCAACGCGCTCCATTAGTTCACGCTCTTTCCCTTCCCATATTGCGGGAAGATTTTTAATAAGCAGCGGGCTTGCCGTGTACCCGTCGCCTATTGCATCGTTCGCGGCAATTAGCCGGGCAATAAGTTCGTCAAATACAGTTTTGATTTCCATGTTATTTAGATTTTAAAAGTAACCCTTTTTTGCGCTCCAAACAAAGGTAAATCTCCCACCCCGTTATCCGGCCATCCTTCGCTCCCCGCATTATCCTATCCCCATCCTGGTACCACCCGTCCAACCCTGAATTTTTGTAATACGCCGGATTACTGAAACCGGCATAAATCACCTTTTCCGGGGTAGCGCCAATGTTGGCGGGGCTAAAAATCGCAAGGTAAAGGTCTATTGTGTTTCTCATATCTGGGCGTCCGGCTTGCTCCCATTTGCGAATCAGATACTTTTCGGTTAAGTCCATTATAAAATGGATGTCCCGCCGGTTACAGGCCGCAATCACCTGGGGCATCGTTACCCCCAACCCGGAACACCCGACGCGGGTGAACTGAATCCATCCGGCTGCCACCCGATCATCCCGAACGCGTAACGGATTAAGCCCGCATTCCAGCAAGGCGCTTTCGTAAATTGCCAAAGGGGTAGAATTGATCTTTGCCGCCGTTTCCGCTGTTCGCTGAATAACCACGTTAGCCTCGTAACTGTCGCAGTGTTGCCGTATCCGTGCCTCGTACAAAGCAACGGCGTGATCGGGCGTCACAGCCGTTGTGGTGGACAAATAGACGGGGTTAGTCATATCTTCCGCCCATTGCAGCCAGGCCGAAAGTTGATCGGCAAAAAGAAAGATCAACGTTCCGAAAAAAGCCGACTTAATCCAAAAGCCTAATTTCCACACCGGCACAGCCACCCGCCGTATGACGGCGATTAATGCCGACCATGACGCCGATATGAGGCGCAATGCCTGGAGGAACGCCACAAAGAGCAGGACGCAGACAAGCCACCGGATAGGGGCGTATGTCAACAGTATTTGGATAAGATCGGATAGGGCGGTCATTGGTTCGTAGTTATTTGTGGATAATAGGCCCGATTTCGGCTTTATAATCTGCCCAAAGTTTTGATGCTGTTCTCCCCCGAATCACCGTATTTGACAGCCATGAAGCATACGCTTTTGCCTCTTGTTCGGCGTACTCATCCATCGAAGCAAATAAGTTTTTCGCAGAATATTCATTTTCAAACTCAAAGTGGTCAAAATCAAATCCGTTTTTGTCGAGTATTTCTTTTTTTGTTAAGTCCATCGTTTCAAATATTAAAAAGCGTTATCAAAATCATACAAAAAGCCCATGCAACGCCACAAAAAACGGCGTAATGCAGGAAGGCGGCAGTGAAAAGAACAAGCAGCCCATCTAAGGGGAGCGGGAAAAATAAGATCACCAAAATGTACCAGGGGTTAAAATCCATTCCAAACTGATCGATGGTTAACGCAACAATGTACAGCGTCCAAATATTCAGAATCCTAAACCATTCCGTTTTACCAGCGTGGGCGGGCATCTTCGCCCTGACCGAATCGAATACCCAATGCAGCCGCTTTTCTAACCAACCCGCCCCAATGATGGGGAACGCCGCCGCCCGGCGTACAATTACCGGACGGCCTAAAGCGCGGGATAATTCGTACTCTATTTGCGCTATCCTTTGCGGCACGTTAGTCGCTATCCCGATTTTGAACCGGGGGAGGCGCCAGGGTAAAAGCGACCATGTGAATAAGCAATAAAGCCATTTCATCCGTGCGGAAGTTCCGGGTTATTGTTGTTGTGCGCGTATTGCGTTCTAACCGGCGTATTCCCCTTTTGTGGGCGAAAGTCCGGGTTGAACCAAATTAGTATCATATACGCAGCCCCGGCTTCAACGCAGGCCAATCCAAACAGCATACCAATAGGCCACCCGGCAACCTTCGCCCATAGGTAGATATTAATCAGTAGGATGGTTGCCGAGCCAAGCGATACAACGACAAGCGTCTTTTTTGCTATTCTGTGAATCTCCCAAAAACCCTCTTTTGCGGCAACCTTCGCCCACAGCCAGCAGATCATAAGGATCAAAACAATCATCGAAGCCAATTCCCAAAAGCCGAACATAATGACATCCCACCAAGGCTTTGCCATGCCGCCCGCCGTATTGCTATATTTCCAAATCTCGAATTTTGCGCGTTCGGCCATATCCACCATCGCCAGGCTATCCGGCATTTGGAAAGATTCGCCCTGCAAATCCTCAGCCGCCGCCGTCTCATTGTGCGGCCTCATGGCTGCCGCCTTGGTAACGGGCCGATCAGCAACTTCGCCCGTTTGCGAAGCCTTGTACACCGACTTGTTACCGGCCATCACGGCGAGCAATTCACCGCCACCGCTGTCGCGGTAGCCGGGTACTTTTTTCAGTAGTTCCGCGTAATTGTCGGAACCGTTGCCCTTCCGGTATATGTCGGACTGCGAAAAAATGTAAGACACGGAAACGCCGGAAGGCGGAACCTCATTACCTATTTTAGTTGCCGCTACTTTCGCGGATTTCTGCCCGAAGGCGGAAACGGAAAACAACAGGAAAACAACAAGGGATGCGCCGACCATTTCCGCGAAGGTCACAGAAGCGCGGGCCGGATTGATCGACAGTTTTTTCCGTGCCGACCATTCGCGGAAGTGCGGCGCGAAGCGGTCAATGTATGCCTGAAATTCCGTTATATCTTCCGTTGTGAAACGGGCGTTTTTCGCCACTATCCTTTGTTCGTCTGTCCAATTTTCAGTTTGAAACGGCGCGTCATCCCGCGTGAAAACTATGTCATCTTCACCCGGCCCCGTGTAGATTGTTGCACCCGGCTGGCCTTGTTTCAAAGACACTACCCACCGGGCCGGGGTTGTTTGCTTTCTTGCAACCGCCAAACGTTCGGCATATTGTTCGTCTGTTTCGCCGGGATAAGACGCCACAAGTATATCAGGCCCAAATGCGGGCGCGAGCCATATCGTTTCAGGCAACGCCGCCGACGTATCAAAATGCAGGCGAACACCGATAATGGAAAGCAGCCGCGTTGCCGGCCCTTCCTCTGGGCCAACCGTCGGCGTAAATTCAGGCACCGACACGGCCAGGCCGCGCAATATGGCGAAGGCCAGAACGCCCGCCGTTACCGTCACGATTGTCAGGAAGATTGTGATTAACTGGTTGTGCAGTATTTCCGCGTGGGCAGGATGGGTTGCCGTAAGGTAAAGCCCGGCAACGATCAGCCCGGCGGCTATTACGACCGGAATCATTATCCAATGCGGCCACAGGTCGCGGCGCGTTTGGATGAAATTCGTCAGGATTTGAAATTGATAGCGGAAAAGTGTTTCAATCTTGTTCATAAGCACTTTTTAAGCACCTTTTTTTAAGTTGTAAGTATATTGGGGGAGTGGTTAAGTCGTTGATTTATAAAGGCTATTTGAGCACAAGCACTAAAAAGCACCGCTTTCTTTTTTTAAAGCCCTGCCAAATGCGGCATGAAGCCTTTTTGCGTAATCAATTGATATTTTGCACTGCGCTTTGATGTTTTTTATTTTGCCGCCAGCGGCAAAAATTCGCTTTGCCATTGTGTTTATTTCGGCGTTGTTCATTCCATATGCGGCAAGTTCCCGTCTGTCATGCAATGTCAATTCAGGCACGGCAGCAGGCCGAGAAGTAGATTTCAGCACCCAACCGAAAGTCTGCGTTTGCCGGTTCTCTACGAACATCGTAGAGACCTTAGCGGGCGCTTCTTGTGCCGCATTTTCGGTATCCTTCTTTCCTGATGAGTAGATTATCATTAGTCTAATTTTGAATCTCTGAATAAATAAAGAGCGATAAATGACGCCGCGCAAATGAACGCGCAAAGGCTACCGGTTACCACGTTATCAACCACCGGTGTCTTAAATACTTCAAAATGCACCTTCCAAGCCGCACAGTCAACGAAAAATATAAAGGCCAGGGCATTGCCAGAGGTACGCGGCAAAGTGGCGTCTGAGGCCAACAGGAGCGCAGCCAGGACAACGATAAACACCGTTCCCCCTCCGATTTGGCCGGGAATGTCCCACAACACGGCGCAATCGTACCAGATCAACAGCCCGTGCATCACAACCACCGTAAAAAGCAGGGCCGAAATAAGGAAGCGGCGCACCTGATGAAACGACGGCCAAACAAATTTTGCCCGCCCCGGCGCGGGGGTATTCTCGACAGCCGGGGCAGGTTGGTTAACAGGTATGGTTGAATCAGTCCGAATAATCTGTTTTGGCGGGGCCGGTTTGGCGGGAGCGGAAATAGCCGGACGCGGGGCGGAAGCGTTACCCAAAAGTATCCGCTGCTCATCTTCCGTTAATTCGGAATAAAGCGACCACTTTCCGCCGGATGGGTGTGGAAGTTCCTTTTTTGCTTTCCGCCAAAGCGTATCCGGTTTCCGGCCATACGCTTCCGCTAATTCCGTTATATTCATCCGTTTTCCTATTTCGTGAATTTGTCCCATTTTCCGTTTCCGTTTCCGACGGAATCATTTTCCGTTCATGGCACAAATGTACACGCTTAAATTTATATTCCAAACACTTTGGAAATTAATTTCGATTTTTCTTTCCAAATTGATGGGAACGCCCCATATTTGCGGCATGGAACTAAACATGACCCACATGGAAGCATGGAAGTATTTTTATAAGTGGATGGAATCACGCCGCGATGCGGGCGAGATTTCGCAAATACCGAAAGATGTTCAGGAAGCGAAGTACGCCGCAAACGGCGACCGCCGGCACGGCCTCGGAGAAAAGCGTATAAAAAACCTACTCACCAAATACGCACCCGACCGCTACGAATTTCGTGAAACCGTTATCCTAAAGGATTGAACCATGACCACAAAGGAAAAAGTAATCAGGGCCGCAATAGCGGACGCAAAAAGGCAGATTGAAAAAATAGACGCATTGCTCAATGCCACGCCTATTTCAGAGATTATCAAAATAAGGGAAGAGGCGCGAGCGCTACTGGAGCAAAATCAGGGTATTGGAAAAAGGACAGACCCGGAGTTTTTAAAAGCGTTGGAAGGATTGTCGCATCGCGAAAAAAAGCAGTTTCGTATTGCTAAAAGCATGAAAAACAGCACCGACCTGATTGAAAAGAAAGTGAAACTTGATTTTGAGTTGCGCGACCTGAATAACGAACTTTACTTCCTAACAAGATGACCACCATCCACATCCCGGCGGCATCCTGCACATTACCGAATCAAAGGCACTTTGCCCGGCGTGTAACGCCCTCAGCCTATCGAAAAACTGGAACCAAAATGGGAGAAAGTAAAGGGCTTTTCGATGCGCCACAAATGCCAGTGCGGGAAGTGGATGCACATAACCTGTAATTATATGGGCGACTTTGTCGCGTATGATTGAATAACATTTGCCACCACCGCAAACAAAAAAGCCCCGGCGTAGTGCCGAGGCTTTTTTCGTCTAACTGTCGTTTCCCGGCCATCGGCGCTATGCGCGCCGGGGCGTGAAACTTTGAGTTAGCGGTAATTTAAAATAGAGAACGTGCCGATCTTTGCCTTTTCGCCGAAAATGATAATGCACATCGGCAGCCAAAGACCTCGTTCTTCGTCGTTAAAATTTACTTCGCCATTGATAAATCGAATTTCTGATTTGACACAAACTTCCGCCCACCATTTTGTATTACTTCTTACTGGAATTAAACAAACTTTCGTTCCTCCAAGTCTTCCGGCATCGTTACACGCTTTCTTTACCCACTTATTCAAGTCTCGGCTAAATGGAGGATTCATCCAGCAGTTACCCTCCCAATCCATCGAAAGGGCATTATCTTCCTTTGTCCAATAATCTGACAACTTATGGTTTAATGCACTTGCGCAGACATCTTTCGTTAAGCCGAACTCGCATATCAGTGGCTCCACTATTTTAAGTGGAGTGCTGTATTCGACACTAATGCTTGATCCGACTATCTTGGTTCCCATGTATAAAGATTTTATTGTGAGTAAAAAATACCGCTAACCCGCTTCAACTTCCATGCTCGCTAAACGGTCGCACAGTCGTCGAAGCCTCAGTTAAAGATGCTTTTCAATCAATCCCTCCACCACTGCCGTAACGGACACCCCGTCTTTTTCGGCAGCATTAACGAGCCGCTCGGAAAGGTCGGCCCGGATTGCCAGGTTGTGCCGGCGGTTCGGCTTTGCGATGCGCCCGCCGCCGGGTTTTTTCGGGCGGGTCGGGATTGTGGCGTTGTGTTGTTGTTGCGCCGATTTGGCTGCTTCGTATGTTCCGAACGGGCCGATTCGCTCGCCGGTTGAAAATGGCCGCTGGCATAGTGTCCATCGGTGGGTGGGGCGAGAGCGGGAGAGGTAGTAGTTTACCATGCCGTCACAGTTTTTTCCCGAAATACGGGTTTTTCATAATTTCCCCGGCGCCGTTTTTGAAGTGGGAAAACTTTCCCAGAGAAAACCCGGCGGGCCATCCAGTTCCGTACAATGTAAACCCATACACATCGTGCATGGAAACCGAAATAATTGGCGTCCAACTTTCGTTGATAAGAACCTCCGAGATCGATGGTAAGATATTAACCATTTTTCGTTTCATTTTTCGCCCTCCCTGGGCCAGGTTGCCGAAATACCCGGCGTTATCCTTCTTATAGTGGAATGGGCTATGCCCTTACGTATTTTTCCAAAACCAAAGACGCCGTATGAAAACAAGTTTTATCCATAGGCCGCGTCTGCGGTGTCCGTCTGGGTCGTGTACGGCGCGCCTCATTTGGCAGCATATTTAGCCGCTACGCTCTTTGCGCTTGCAATATCGTTTTCAGACATTGCGGTATAATCCTCATCGCCCTCAATTATTGCAATAGCGTCTTTCATGGTCATTATTTGTTTGGCAAGGTCATCCATTTCTTTGGCGTCTACTTCGCCATTTTGGTAGTATTTGTCGGATGCGTTAATGTGTTTTGTTTTGAGGGCAGAGAGGTCTGATTTTGCGGCGGATACATTGTAGGTTGTCATCTTGTTTTGTTTATTGCGT